CTAGAAGATGTTGTATGCGTTATTGTTGACGAAGTCCATATGGCCAAAGCCGACGCACTAAAGACTTTGCTCACAGGTGTAATGAGCCGTATACCATTACGCTGGGGACTAACAGGAACTATACCCAAGGAACCATTTGAATTCCAAGCACTGAAGTGTAGTCTTGGCCCGGTTATTAATCAACTTAGTGCTAGCGAGTTACAAGATCGAGGAGTCTTGGCCCAGTGCCATGTGAATGTAGTACAGTTAGTTGATCATGCAGAGTTTACTAATTATCAAAGTGAATTAAAGTTCCTATTGGAAGACCCCGATAGGCTTAAAACAATTGCACAACTAATCGCACAAGTTAACGCCACAGGTAATACACTGGTGCTAGTAGATCGTGTAGCTGCCGGGCATGCATTAGTGGACCTGTTAGGTGACCGGGCGGTGTTTGTTAGTGGTGCAACCAAAGCAAAGGCGAGGCAAGATGAATATGACGAAGTGGCAACTAGCACTGGGAAGATTATTATTGCTACCTACGGTATTGCTGCTGTTGGTATTAATTTGCCTAGGATTTTCAACCTGGTTCTCGTGGAGCCTGGAAAAAGTTTTGTTAGAGTTATCCAAAGTATAGGCCGTGGTATTCGTAAAGCCGAAGACAAAGACCATGTACAAATATGGGATGTAACCAGCACCTGCAAGTTTGCCAAACGCCATTTAACTAAGCGCAAGCAGTTTTATAAGGATGCCGCATACCCCTTTACACAAGAGAAACTAGAATGGAAATAAAGGTTGCAATGACCAAAAAATATGTTATAATAAACTTATGAAGATATTGACCTTAGACAACACCCCCTTTGATCTTGATCATTTACCAGAAGAAGTAGATGATATGCGGTTTGCTATTTTTGACAATAGCGATCCTAAGGACCCAGACTATCATTATATTCCATTAATCTTTTTAGAAAGTTTTACAGCACCTGCTTTGGTACTACGCATTGGTGAACACCGAATTAAGATGCCAGTGGACTGGCAAATCTTAATTGGAGAACCAGACTTAGGCGACTTAGAAGTATTACCATTAACCAGTATCAACGATCGCGGGTTTAAAGCATTTCAATTTAATCCGTTAAGCAGTTTTCGTCCTAGTTTCCTTGACGTAGAAATTATTGACGTGTATCAAGAAGTAACATGGTATGCTCCTAAACTTAAAAACGGACAGATGTTATGTGTACCTGTAAGCGAAGGTGAAAAACCCGACTGTGTTTATTTTGTTAAAGACATTAGTCGCAACTGCGAAGTGGTAAATTACAATCAGGCCTGGTAGTGGAAAAACTTAGTATAGCTAATGAGATGATGTGTTTTGATCGTAAAGATCGTAAATTTTACGATAGTCTAACTGAGGAAGAACGCAAAAAATTTAGTAATTTTCTAATGATTCGCTATGGTTCTACGGTACAAGGTAGTCGCGATCTCCAAGAGTTTTATTTGATTAGTTGTAATGAACGATTGAATAAACATTTTTTTGTTATTAACAAACATCCTAAATTACAATGGCTATGTGCCACCGCAGTTAGTCCCGGACTAGGTACACACCGGCATCAGTGGATTGCTCCCAAGAAAAAAGAAGCCGGGGCAAGTGGCATCCGAAAGCAAATTGCAGAACTATTTCCACACTTAAAAGATGATGAAGTAGAACTAATGGCCAAAATTAACACTAAAAAAGACATAGACGCATATCTTAAAGAGCTAGGACAAGAAGTTAAAAAATGAAATATACCTGTCAGTATTGTAAAAAGGACTTTATGAAGGAGTCCAGCCTTGCGGTTCATTCATGCGAACCTCGACGCCGTCGCATGGAAAAAGACGAAGCCGGTGTACGCTTAGGCTTTCATTCGTATATTAAATTTTATGAATTAACACAGGGATCTGCTAAGTTAAAAACATATGACGACTTTTGTGACAGTCCTTATTACAAAGCCTTTGTAAAGTTTGGTCGTTATTGTGTAGATGTTAAGGCAATTAACCCAGCCAGGTTTACTGAGTGGGTATTAAAACAAAATAAAAAAATTGATCATTGGTGTAAAGATACAGTGTACACAGAATATTTAACAGACTACCTGCGGGTAGAAAACATCAATGATTCATTAGCTCGTGCTATGGAGTTTGGTATAGACTGGTCAGAAAAGTCTGGGAATCCTGCAGAAGATTGTTTGCGTTACGGCAACACCAATGCTATGGTCTATGCTGTAACCGCAGGCAGAATTAGTCCTTGGATTATTTACAATAGTGAATCTGGCCAAAAATTTCTAAGCGAGCTCGATCCAACACAAATTGCTATGGTGTGGCCCTACATTGACGCAGATTTTTGGATGAAAAAGTTTAAAGACTATCCAGCAGATCAACAGTACGCCAGAGATATTTTGGAGAAAGCAGGATGGTGACATACCCGGGTTCTTTTGCTGGATATTTAATATGCAGCCCCGATCCAGAGATAGACTATATAGCATCTCAGACGGTAGTAGTATCGGTGCAACAACATAATCGAGTGTTGGCCACTAAACTAATTGAAAAAATCGATGTAATCGGCCAATTCTTTGAATTAGCTTTTAATTATGTCGAGTTAACTGGAAATATTCAATTGATAATCGAGACACATTCTGTTGGCAATCAATTTAATAAAGATAATCCGATTACGATAGACCAGTTAATACTTGATGATTTATTTACAATTCCTCATTTACTAATGTCGGGCAAGTTATTGAATAGTAATCAACAAGAGTTAGATACTGGTAATGTGTTATGGCAATCCGGACAATTAATATATACCTTTAATTTGCCAATTGTTAGTAACGTCGGTATTACGAATACTGGTATTAGTACATGAGAATAAATCATATTTTAAATATAGGGTATCCAAAATGCGGAACTACTTGGTGCTGGACCTTACTTACACAACAGACTTGGTTTACTAATCCTGGAGATAAAGAAAATAATGATTTGATTGAACGAGTTACAGTAGCAGACTACACAAAAATATATATTGATAGTAATATCACCGCAAACTTTAGCACCGCAAATTTTACATTAGATCGATATATTATAAAACAGCTTAGTGAACTGCCAACAACAACAGCTAGCATTATTCTTAGAAATCCATTTGATCTTTACTGGAGTCTTTATAATTTTATGCCAAATCCTCTTAATACGCCTTATAATACTTTTGTTAATAATTTGATTAAGCAATCTTGGTTTCATAGGCCTGCGCACATCATTAACCGATGGCAACAATTTTTTGAAAAAGACAGATTTTGCATATTTTTTTATGATGACCTTCAAAAAAACAGTTCTGATTTTTTTAATAACTACTGCAAACAAATGCGGCTTCCAACACCGACTATTTTAGATACTAGCCTAGTGAATGTAACTGAATATAAAAATACTAGTAAGGAATTGCACCCCGATTTAGTGACATTAATAAATCAAGAAATTGATAATTTACAAGTATATGTAGATTATGATGTATTAAAATGGAAACGTTGATGAGCGCAGATATTGATATTGATTTAGCAGATAGAGATCAACTATTACGGTTAATTACTGCCACCCCAGCACGGCAATTCCACCAAGCGCAAGTTAGACGCCACAACTCGGGTGTGTATGTTACTGATATTCCGTATGACCCTGTTAATGCTTGCGCCGCAATAGATTATGAAACAGCCGAGCAACACGGATATTTTAAAATAGATTTATTAAACATGAGTGTGTATCAACTAATTAAAAGTCCTGACCATTATGAACAAATGTTAATAAAAGAGCCAACCTGGGGTCGATTATGTACCGACTCAGAGTGGACAAAACAAGTAGCACATATTGGAAATTATACAGATTTGTTGCAATCAATGAAACCCGACAGTATTCCTAGACTTGCTGCGTTTATTAGTATTATTCGCCCTGGCAAAGTACATCTACAAAACAAGCCCTGGGCAGAAGTATTCGAGTCAGTATGGGACGGTGATGAATCTAACGGCTACACATTCAAAAAAAGTCATGCCCTTAGCTACAGCGTATTAGTTACCCTTCATATGAATTTATTGTCAGAAAATAATAGTATGTGAAAGTTTTAATAAATACTTTTATGGGAAGAACTAAAGGTAGTTTAAGTAAAATACCAAAAATACAATATCCACGCAAATGCGATCACTGCGATTATGTTTCAAATAATCCGCAGATGTATTCCTATCATAAACAAACTCACCAATCCATTCCTTACGGAACATTGTGTAATCAAGGATGCGGACAACTGGCAAAATACACTAATACCAAAGGTAATCATACCTGTGAAAAAATAGCTCAGCATTGTCCTCAATACGTTAAAGAACACTCAGCAAGAGTAGAATCACAGTGGAAAAATGATGATGCCCGTAAAGAAAAAACTAAAGAATTGTTTATAAAACATTGCAATACTCTGGCAGTTAGAAAACGACACAAAGAAATATGGCAAGAAAAATCTCAAATATACACTCCTGAACAGGCAAAGGAATATAGACATTATGCCCGTAGAATTAGACAAAAGGCACAAAAATGGGCCCGCGAGCAGGGTTATATATTAGGTCAGCAAACCTATCATGTAGATCATAAGTTTAGTATTATAGATGCATGGAATGCTGGGCTCAGTATTGAGATTGTAAATCATCCTGCTAACCTACAGATATTAGAAGCTAAGAAGAATAGTAGTAAAGGCCCTAACAGTAGTATCACGTTAACAGAATTAATGGAGGTTGTAAATAATGGCAATACCTAAAAAAGTATTAGAATGGCGCAAAGCACATCCGCGCACTTTAGAAGAGCAAGCTCAAGCACCAAAAACCTTGGAAGAATTGAAAGATCAATGGTTGCAATGCCGAGCGAATCTTACTAACTTACTAGAGAGTTTAAGATCTCGTGAAAATAAATGATATTTTAACCGAGGCGCACGACGAAGACATTCATAGTTGGGTCGCAATGATCACCGGAGTTGATGTTGGGCAAATGAGCACTGACGTTGACGAAGTATTTAATAAACACAAACTTAATCCTACTACTTCTATTAAACAACTAGAGGAAATTTTAAAAACAGTTCATGCTACGTTTGATGATGATAGATATTGGCACGAAGCCGCCAAATTTGGTGAAGTGAAACAACAGCAACTAGCAGATGAATTAATAGCTTTAGAAACCAAAATAGAAGGCTATCTAAAGCAAATATCTACTCCATCCGTCGAACTAAAGTAATCGACTTTCGCTTGGATTTCTTGCGGGCTATTTCGCTTAAACTACACACAGGCCCGTGTAATATTTCCAGATCTTTGTTAACAAAAGTTCTAGTATATGCTTTAAACGGATCCCATTCGGTCTTAAGGAATATGTTAATAGGGACACTACGGTTGCTTTCCCACCACCAAATGTTGGCTAATTCTAAAAACTTCTTTTTAGTGTCCAAGTCCTGTATACTACCAAAGTCGTAGATTGTGGTAATTGTTTCGTCTTGATTTTGTATAATTCCCAGATATTCTGAGGCAGCGTAAACACACAGCGTTATAAACGGGTATTTTTCGGCTAATTGGGTAAAAACATCATTATTCATATTATGGGATATTTATGGTTCGGGTTAGGCCTT